GATTAGTGCCACCGGCAATATCATTGGCGGTAATGTTAACACCAGTGCGATTCAACCAGTCAGTGGTGGACTAACAATCAGTACCACATCTGGCAACCTAACACTACAACCTTCGGGTAACATTGTGTTGGCCAACACTATTATCAATAGTGTAGCATATCCACAACAAGACACAGACGCCGCAAGCAAGATATACGTTGATAATATGATATCAACTGGATTGGCTTATCACTCTCCAGTTGAGGTGGCAACTACCACAACATTAGCGTCCACTACTGGTGGCACAATCACTTACTCTCAACCCAATGGTGCAGCCAATGGTGTAGGGGCATTGTTAACAACCACTGGCTCGTTTAATTTGATTGACACAGCCAATGTACAAACTGTGGGCACACGTATTTTGGTCAAGAACGAAGGTAATGCGGTATACAATGGTGTGTATACCTGGGCCAATGCCACAAATATTATCCGTTCAACTGACACAGACACATACGGACCAGACAGCACAACTGATTTGAGTTTAAATGATTACTTCTTTGTTCAAGGCGGTAACGTCAACAAAGGTAGCGCCTACGTTGTTAGCGCACCAAGTGGCACAATTACTTTTGGCACAAGCAACATCACGTTCAGCCAGTTTAGTAGTAGTCAAACTTACACAGCCAACACCGATGCCGGCATAAGTTTAATAGGCACTCAAATCAATGCCAAAGTAGATCAAAATACCACAGCATTTGATGGCGGCGGCAATATCATTGTCAAAGCCAACGCCAATCTCACCACACCAAACATTGGCGCGGCAACTGGTACAAGTCTAAGTGTTACCAGTAACGTAACCGGTGGCAATGTATTAACTGGTGGCGCAGTTTCGGCCACTGCTAACATTACAGGTGGTAACGTATTAACTGCTGGTGTAGTATCAGCCACTGCTAACATAACCGGTGGTAACATAACAACCGCTGGACAAATATTAGCAACTGGTAACATAACTGGTAATTATTTTCTTGGTAATGGTTCGGCCCTTACTGGAGTAATTGCCGCAGGAGGTTCAGGCAACACAATCACATTAGGTACACCCACAGATGGTAACCTTACTGGCAATGATGTTGCTTATCAAGGATGGACCACAGCAACTTATGTCACAGACGGCCTGGATGATTTAAACCAGGTGGCCTTGAACATTGCTGGCAATACATTTGTGGGCAACACCTATATCACTGCCAACGTAAGTTCAGGACCCAGTCCATTAAGTGTAGCACTAACTGGACGTTACATCGGTAATCCCAACGCTTATTTGTGGCAATTTGGTGATGGAACAGCCAACGTAACAACTGCCAACGCAGTACATACATTCAGTAACGTATCAGGTGGAACATTTACTGTGACCTATACAGCATACAATACCAATGGCACACACGCAGGCAATGCGGCCAATGGAGCCAAAGGATCAACCAGTACAGCGTCTACCACAATAACATTGTACACACCTACTCCAATACCATCTTTTACTGCTAACCGAACAAGTTTAGACACTCCGGGCGGCGTGTTGATAACCAATACAAGTCAGTACGCAGAGACTTACTCAATCAACTGGGGCGATGGTACTATTGTGATTCCGGCCAACAACTGGACCACAGCAAGCCATACGTTTACTAATGCTTCGGCCAACACCGATGTGTTATACGGAGTTAATTTAACTGGTAACAGCGCCAACGCAGGTGCAAGTCCTGTGAGTGTGACATCATCCAACACCAATGTTAAAGTTTATTCGTCACAGTCCGGCAATGTGTTTGTCACTGCCAACGTTGCCAACGTGATCAACGGCGTGGGCACAATAAGTTTCCGCAACGATTCAAATGGCACACCCGGCAACACAGCAAGTTTCGGCGCACAGCAATTGTACAGTTTCAACTATGGCGACGGTAACATCAGCAATGTCAATATTCAATCAGGTCTTGCTGGCAACCCAAGTGCGGCCAACGTCACACACTTGTTTGCATTGAGTGCGGCCAATCAGTCGGGCAACAAATACGAACAATACACAGCAAACTTGTCCTTGTACACCGGTTACAGTACTAGCCCATTCAAGAGTGGCAACATCACAATCACCATTGAACCACAGACACGTGCCAACTTTGTTGGAACCACTGCCAACGTCACTACCAATGCCACTGCCAACACAGGCAACGCCAGAGTGGGCTATCTCTACACTGACTACAACGGTGCCAACCGATCGACATTCACATTCCAGAACACCAGTGAGAACAGCAACATTGCCAACTGGACCTGGGGCGATGCTACATTCAGCAATGGCGTGAGCAACGTGGGTAATGTGTTACATACCTATAACAGTACTGGAGCATTTACTGTGTCACTCCAAGCCAATGGCACACCAAACGGTGTAACCAGTACAGCACAAAGCAATACCTTTAGTACCACAGGTTACATCTTTATTGCTGCCAACCCAACTGCACCTACAGCACTGAGTGGCTTTGCCAATTTGACCATTGCCAATGCCAGTCAAGGCACAAGTCCATTGCTGGCTGCTGGCGCCACAGACGCATCAGGTGGCAACATTCCAGCCAATGGCACAAGTGTCACACGTTTTGCAACAACCACAACTATCACAACCAGTGCCAACGTTCAACTGGCAAACACAGCCGTAACAGGTACGTTGTATGCTTATGTGAACAATGCCAACGCAGGTAGTGTGACATTTAGTAATGTGAGCAACACTGTTGGAACATCGGGTGCCTTGGTGGTTTCAGCAGATCAAGACTTGCACGTGGCCAATGCCGCGGTACCTAGTTACTTCTACAAAGTGTTCAGTGCCAATGTAAGTTGTGCTTTGAGCAGTTTGAGCACAGGTTACAACAATTACAAAATGGTACACTCAGTGTCGGGCAACACCAACTATGTGGGCTTTGTCAAAGACAATTTGAACACAGCACCTAGTCTAGTTACCAGCAACGTGGCCATGGTGGAAGCCACAGCAGGAACCTACAGATACATTTCAGGCATTCCTTACTACAACACAGGATCGCCCACAATTACAATTGCTAACCTGCAGGTGGCAAACTTGGCCGGACAAACATTTACCAGTACCAATCCGTTCATACTTGATAGCGGAACAGTATACGAAGGCTCAGGCGCAGTTGTGGCAGCAAGCCAAACTAAATCTTTGGCAGGAATTGACAATGCCGGCAACAGCATGTTAACCGGCAGCAACGTCAAGGCCAATATTGGTGTTACTGCAAACTATACTTTTGGTAATCTAACTGCCAACCTTGGCGGTAGCAACAACAGCGTGAGTACATTGCAAGCCAACATACTCAACGTGATTGGAACCAGTACCACCGTACAATTGCCAACCAAGATACAGATGTATGCTGGCGCAAACTCCGGAGTGAACGAGCAGTCAATTACTTGCACACCCACTGCCAACACACAAGCGGCCATACGTATTGTGATGAGCACCGCAGGTAACACTCCTGCGTTCTCCAATTCTACCAACTTCTACACTGCCAATGCTTGGTCAGGAGCACAGACAATTGCTGGTACACCAGAGTCAGTGGTGCGATATGGAGTACTCACACAGTATGCAGTTGACTTGAGCACGGGCTACTTGCCAGTAGGACCAAACTTGTCAGTCACTGGCAGCAGAACAAGCACACAGTATTTTACTTTTGCATTTGCAAGACCAAGCCTGGCCAACTTTGATGTTAGATTAACAACCACCACAGGTGTTGCAGGAGTTTGGGTAGCGGCACCGGGCACAACCATAGACAAGAGTGGATTTTCATCGCCCACTCCGGGATTTCCTGGACCTACCAGCACCATCAACGGTTGGCTGGAAGCATCCACACAGTATGCTGGATCAGGGGTTCCTGGTGCGGCCAGTGGCACTGGAGGTAACGGATCAAATGGGTGTGCCCTAACTGGTGCCGATGTGATACCGTTAAATACAGCAATTGCCAATGTAGGATACACAATGACTCTGGGATCTCAAAACGCCGCCAACAGTACTGGCAACAACATTTTAATTAGAATTGCACTGGCAAGTGGTCAATCTATCACAGCCCTATCAATTGGAGTAGCCGCTTAATGGCCGCCTCGTTCAACGAATCACAAAAGATTGACTACCTTTGGAAAAAGGTCGGCTACGGTGTAACCAAAACTGCCGAGCCTGCTTCCAAAGAAGCCTTCAACGAAAGCATACCCAGTCCACTGCTGTATCGTGGCGACCTTATTTGGACACAGAGTGGAGACATACCTGCCACACCTCCGGCTAATACCACATCACTGGTGCAAGTGTACAAAGATGGTGGCGGCGCTGGATACACCCCCACAGTACAATGTACAGAAGACTTAACGGCACCTGACAATCAAACCTGGAAAACCAACCTAATCAACTGGATCCCCACACAGTTTGGTGACAATTATTTGGTGCAAGTGTACGCTGGCCCAACAGGATTGAACAATCCTCAAACCGCAGGTACTAAACTGTTCGGTGCAGGCTCTGGCAGTGATGATACTTGGTTTTTTGATTATCAATCTGGCGTTCTAAACTTCAATGGCGCAACCATACCAACTGCTATTGGCACTGGAACCGCCAACACAATCTATGTTGTGGGTTACAGATACGTTGGTGAGTACGGGGTAGACACAACATTTATCAGCAACGGCACAAGTAATGTGAACATTGCCACTGCCAATGGTAATATTACAATGGGTGTTAATGGCACCGGTAATGTTGCTGTAATTTCTAATACTGGTGCATACATTTCGGGTGTGGTTAGCGCCTCGGGCAACATAACTGGCAACTACTTCATTGGTAATGGTAGTCAGTTGACGGGTATAAATGCCAATACATTAGTAGGCAATACACTAAGTTCAAATGTTTTATATTCAATGCTGACACAAGTTGGTACACTGAGCAATGTGTCAATTGCTGGCAATGTGGTTGGTGGTAACCTGTTAACAGTTGGTCAAATTTCAACGTCGGGTAATGTTTATGGCAATGCCATATTGTCTGACAACTATTATTATGCCAATGGCACCCCAGTTCCACCAGGTGTGGTTTATACTGCTGCTGCTAATCCCCCTGCTTCGCCCAAAGTAACAGATCAATGGTACGACACCGACAATGATGTGTTGTACGAATTTATCAGCGACGGCACAAGCACATACTGGGTGGACTCCAATACTCCTGCATTTGCCAATGGTATTGTGTCCAATGTGGCAATTTCTGGCAGCATGGTGCCAGAGGCCAATGCGTCTTTTGACATTGGTAGCAGCGGTGCATATTTCCGCAACACCTACACTCAAAATCTCTATACCAACAGCAGATTCTCTGCAGCCAACATGCCTTTGGGTGCCGTGGTACAAACTGTGATGAGCTCAACCCTGGGCGGCAGTGTGACCAACAGCACCAGTTACGCTGACATCAGTTATGCCAATGTAACAATCACCCCGTCAAGTGCTACTAATAAGA